ATTGCACCTTTTTTACGCGTTCAATCCGTGCCTTTTTTTCTGCAATGACTTTGGCCTGAAGTGTCTGATTGCCTTCACAAGCATGAAGTGCATCTTTGTAAACTTTGGCCAGCTCCTCGCTACTGCTGCTACTTGCAATTGCTAGCAAGTGGTCGGTGATGTCTGGTGTCTTGGCCTCGGTGCGGCGACTGCCAGCATTCCCATCATCGTCCTCTGGTGCAATACCGCAGGCCGCCATCAGGGAATAGCGCCTGGCGTAAGTCAGCGCCGAGCCATATCCTTGCGGATCTTGTTTGCTGGCAGGAACGTGCAACTTGCCGCATTCCAGCATTTCGCCTGATTCGTGGATAAACACGGTCTCTACCGTTACGCCCGTGCTGTCCTCAAATGTGCGCTGGATAAGGGCTATTCCTTCGGCGTTTAAGGCATCCACAACCGCTTCAATGCATCCAGCAAGCTGAACATATTTTGACTTGAAATGCGGGTTTGTGGACGTTTTTAATGCCGGCGCAAAACCACGTTGGGCTTTGACAAAGGCTGCGTAAATATTCTTCATAGATCACCTCCAAAATCTTCTCCGCATTTTTCGCAGGAAAAGTACCAAAGAACATGGACATCATCCACGGTGTGACGGCTCAATTCGCCGCAGTCATTGCCACAAACGGGGCATTCGTAATCTTCACGGTCATCGGTTTGCATTAGAAGTACCTCGGGCCGCAAGTAACATCAACGATGGTTTCTGCGGTATATCCATTGATCTTGCGCTTGCCAAACACCGTGATTGCTCGCAAGTTGGATGTCTCGCATTGCTTAATAGCATCAATGACCTCAGACCGACCCATTGATTGGATTTTCTTATCCATCACAAGCTCTTGCTGAGTTACAGGAGGTTCGCTGGCGCAGCCCACCAACACAAGGCAAAGTAAGTATTTCATGCGTGTTCTCCCATGAGCATTTTTTCAATGTTGCCGATTTCTTCCACGGCGTATTCCAGCTCGTGGCACAGATGCCGAACGTGTGCCCGAAGCGCCCCAACTTCGTAGGCCAGTCGGTCACGGGCATCAGTGCTGTAAGCATTGGCACGATCTTCAGAGTCTTTAATAATTTGCGCGGCATTCATTTTTAGTTCTCCAATGTTTTGTCGAGTTGCTCTTCAAGGTACTTGATTAAGTCTTTGCTCAAAATGTCAAAGAACTCAACGCCGTTGTGTGTGATTGACCAAATGCTGACCCATTCTTTTCTAGGGTCATTGCACCGGATAACGTCGTATGCGATTTCAAAAACCGCGCCTTCATATGTGTAGCTGATTAAGGTCATACGCCACCTCCAATAAAGTAGCCAATGGTGTAGGCAAGGATGGCAATGCAGATGTGGGAAATGATGCTGTCCCAGGTTTCGTGTGTCATGTTGACTTTCCTAAAAAGACCCGTAAGGGCAAAAGATGGGGCCGAAGCCCCGTTGATTACTGGTAAGACAAACCTTGAAACTCAAACGAATCTGCCAGCTCTGGCGCAGCAGACTTGCGAATGTTGATGGAAATGCAAGCAAAGCCATAACGCTCTTCCAGGTATTGCAAAGCGTCAGGAGTGTTAGCCACCACTGTAATTTGAGTGGCCGCAAAGTCTGCAAGAGAGAAAGTGAAATCGGTCATAAGACCTCCTAAAAAGACCGCTACGGGATGTTGCGGCATGAGTGAATCATATCACAACTGTGAAGCCCGCAAGCCCTTTTTTAACTATTTTTATAGGTACTTTCCCTAATAGATCCTCTCACAATTGTGATATAGTCGGGAGATGGACATCTTAGAAATTGCAATCAAGGCATCGGGCGGCACTGGTCGCCTTGCCTTCATCTTGAACGTAAAGCAGAACGTGGTCAGTAACTGGCGGCAGCGTGGTGTGCCTAAAGGTTGGGAGCAAGTGCTGCGGTATAAGTACAAGAAACAGATTGCCGAAGCTGGAAAAGTGGTATAGAATTTTGACATCCCTTGGCGGGGAGTAGCAATAAGACTTAGATGGAACTCTGCTGGTATTGCCCAGTCCGCCAACACCGGAAACGGTGAGAGTTCCGCCTAAGTCTTTTTTTTGGAGACTTAACAATGAAGCGACCATCGTTTCAGTTTTACCCAGCCGACTGGCTGCGGGACACGGCGTTGCGATCATGCTCAACAGGCGCCAGAGGATTGTGGATAGACATGATCTGTTTTATGCACGAAGGTAATCCATACGGGCACTTAAAGGTTGGCAACAAGGTTATCCTTTCAACCAACCTTGCATCTATGGTTGGTGCAACCTTAAAGGATGTAATTGATTGGCTGGAGGAACTGCATCAGGCCGGAGTTTACGAATTGGGTGCAGGCGGCGAAATCTACTCCAAGCGCATGGTCAGAGACGAAATCCTGCGAAACAAGAGGGCAGAAGGTGGAAAGCTAGGTGGAAATCCTGCATTGAAGGTTAACCATGAGGATAACCATAAGGTTGAACTTGAGGATAAACAAAAACCAACCCCTTCATCTTCATCTCCTTCTTCATCTACTACTTCATCTACAAAGAAGAATACAGTCGCCCCGCCTGAAGGCGTGACGGATTCTGTTTGGCAGGATTGGAAAAGTTTACGGAAAGCAAAACGAGCAGCAGTCACCCAGACTGCCATTGATGGCATAGAGTGCGAAGCGAAGAAAGCAGGGGTCAGCCTACAGGTAGCCTTGGAAACGTGCTGTGCGAGGGGCTGGACAGGCTTCAAGGCCGATTGGCTGAAAGACAAAGCAGAAGCAAAGTCATTTGCCGAAAAGGAATACGATTTCAAACGCGCTCGGTGGGAAGCCATGACTGGCAGAACACCAGGACAAGAATTTAACCCCACTTTGGAGATCGACCATGACACAACCCATTGATCGCCTGTTTGAAAGACTGTCATTGACCTACGGCAGTGCGTGGGACAATTCGATAGGTACAGCTCCTCTAAACGAGATCAAGTCGTTTTGGCTGCATGGGCTTGGACCATTTCTGAAAAGCAAAGAATCCATGATGGCTATTTCATGGGCACTGGACAACTTGCCTGAACGCCCGCCAAACTTGGTTCACTTCAAAAATTTATGCCACCGAGCGCCAGAACCGGAAAGGCCGCAGCTCCCTAGTCCGCAGGCAGACCCCGTGAGAGTGCAAAAAGAATTGGCAAAACTAACGCAATTAAACGCTGGTGTGCCAAGGCATGACCCAAAAGATTGGGCGAGAAAAATTTTGCTTGACCACAAAAACGGTCTACCCCGCCGCAGTTTGTATGTTGCTTGGGCCAAGGAAGCCTTAGGAATGACCCATGTTTGACCTTGAAGAAATCCGCACCCAAGTGTTTGCTGACTATTTGCGCCTATGCCGATTGCCAGGATGGAAAGAGTGGGCATGGTGCGAAGTTAAGCGAATGGACGAGGAAGATCTATTTCGGGGAATTGAAGCTCATGTTTTAAAGGAAATGAAAAATGGAGCAATTAAATGAGCTGGCTTTATTCGCAGGCGCTGGTGGTGGAATACTTGGGGGAAAACTCCTCGGATGGCGAACAGTCTGCGCCGTTGAGTGGGAGCAATACCCAGCAAGCGTACTGTGCGCCCGACAAAATGACGGGCTTCTCCCGCCTTTCCCGATTTGGGATGATGTACAAACCTTTGACGGAAACCCGTGGCGAGGAATTGTTGACGTTGTATCTGGAGGGTTTCCATGCCAAGACATCAGCGCAGCAGGAAAAGGGGCAGGAATTGACGGAGAACGCAGCGGGATGTGGGGAGAAATGGCACGCATCATTTGCGAAGTACAGCCCCAATTTGTCTTTGTGGAAAACTCCCCAATGCTCACTTCTCGGGGACTCGGAAGAGTTCTCGGAGACTTGGCCAAAATGGGGTTTGATGCGAGATGGGGAGTGCTGGGCGCAGACTGCATTGGACTACCCCATCGGAGAGAACGAATTTGGTTGTTGGCTACCAACCCCCGTCACAAGTATGTGGCGAGGGGCGGCAAAAAAGCGGTATTGGGGAAGCCAAGAATACAGAGCAAGTTTTACAACGGAGTGGGTAAGGACGAGCCTGGATTGCGCTCAATACTTTCACCCGGATTATGCAGAACTCATAATGGACTTCCCGGACAAGTGGACAGAATTAAAGCCATTGGAAATGCACAAGTTCCAAGAGTGGCGGCAACAGCATGGAGAATCTTAAATGCGTAGAGCAGCAAGGGTAGACGCAAACCAAGCCGCCATAGTGCAAGCATTACGGGATGCAGGCGCGACTGTATGGATTATCGAATTACCCGTTGACCTGGTGGTCGGACACAAAAACCATACCTACTTGGTTGAAATAAAAACCACCAGCAAAAAGCGTTTAACAAAACTCCAAGAAGATTTTTTCCTAAAGTGGAGTGGCGGCACCCTATGCAGGGTTGACAGCCCAGAAGCCGCTTTGCATATGCTGAGGGTTGCAGAATGATTCACTATCATGGCACACCAATTACGCCTAGAAAGGCCATAGAAACGATGGCGGGCAAGCACTTTTGCATTTCTTACGCTCGCCCCGATGACTTAAAGCGCTGCCTACAAATGGGTCAGTCGCTTATGCTGGATAACGGTGCTTTTAGTGCAAAAACTAGGGGTTTGCCTTTTGATCGGGATGGGTTTTATGCATGGGTTGAGCCTTTGTTAGCGCATCCACATTGGGCAGTTGTACCCGATGTGATTGATGGAACCGAAGAAGAGCAACGCGAAATGGTTAAGTCTTGGCCTTTCCGTAAGCAAATGGGTATCCCCGTTTGGCATCTTAGCTTGCCAATTTCCTATCTAATTGAATTGTGCGATGCCTGGGGACGGGTATGCTTTGGGTCAGCCGGTGAGTTTTGGCAGATTGGCACATCAAAATGGTGTCACCGAATGGACGAGGCATTCAACGCCCTGGTTAACACTTACGGAAGGCAAATCCCTTGGGTGCATGGAATGAGGATGCTTGGACAATCAAGCGGGCCGTGGCCTTTGGCAAGCGCCGATTCAACCAATGTTGCACTGCATCATGCAGAGCATTTGGAATGTGCTGGATGTATGGCAAAACGCATTGACGCAACCAACCCGCCAACACACTGGAAAAATCAACCACTACAGGAAGTTTTATGTTAATTGCTGCAATCTTTGTTTACGCCATTGCTATGACTTTGGCAAACCTATCCATCGCCACATTCGGTGTGTGGGTCAGTCCTATCAATGCGTTTTTATTTATCGGGTTTGATTTAGCTTTGCGGGATTGGTTGCAGATGCAAATCAAAGCATGGCAAATGGCGGCTTTGATTGTGGTTAGTGGCGGATTGACCTATGCACTCAACCAGGGCGCTGGCATGATTGCTGTGGCATCTGCCGCATCTTTCACGCTGGCGGCGTTGGCTGATTGGGCGGTGTTCTCAAAGGTGACCGGCTCATGGTTCAAGCGTGCCAATGTGTCCAACGTTGCGGGTGCAGCAGTTGATTCGGTGGCGTTTCCGACCATTGCTTTCGGTGTGCTGATGCCGGAAATCATTGCCTTGCAATTTGCCGCAAAAGTTTTAGGCGGTGGTATCTGGGCTTACTTGCTTGGCAAGGTAAATCGTGATTATTCAACTACATAACCCGCAACAGGGCCATGCGGCTTACCGCGAGGCATGGCCCAAGATTAAAGACCAATTGCAAGCCGGTAAGAAAATCAATATAGAGATTAAGCCAGCGACTCGGAGCCTTGAGCAAAACTCACGTTTATGGGCCATGCTTAGTGAAATAAGCGAACAAGTTGACTGGTACGGGCGAAAACTCACAGAGGAAGAGTGGAAAAACGTATTCACCGCGGCACTGAAAAAACAGGAAGTTGTGCCAGGTCTAGATGGCGGCTTTGTCGTGCTGGGTCAGTCAACCAGAAAAATGACCAAAGCTGAAATGTGCGATTTACAAACTTTAATGGAAGCATTCGGGGCAGAAAAAGGTGTGAGGTTTTCGGCATGATGTACCCTAAGACAAAGTACTTGCGGGACAAAAAGCGCCTAGAAGCCTGTCGAGCATTACCCTGCCAACACTGTGGGGCAGAGGATGGTACGGTAGTAGCTGCACACTCAAACGAAGGCGCTCACGGCAAGGGACGGGGAATTAAAGCAAGCGATGAGTTTGTGGCTGCGCTTTGCTTTACTTGCCATGCCAATTTAGATCAGGGCAAAATGAGCAAGCACGAAAAATCACAAATGTGGCACAATGCCCATATGAAAACTATAGAAATGTTGGACAAATGACCAATCCCGCAGACAAAGTAGAACGATGGGCCATTGACCGACTCGTGCCTTACGCCCGCAATGCCAGGACTCACTCGGACGAGCAGATAAGCCAGATTGCAGCAAGCATCAAGGAATGGGGTTGGACTACACCAGTGCTGGTAGACGAGCAAGGCGGCATCATTGCAGGGCATGGGCGCACATTAGCAGCGCAGCGCCTAAAGATGACCGAAGTGCCTGTTATGGTGGCAAAGGGCTGGAGTGATGCTAAGAAACGGGCTTATGTGCTGGCAGACAATAAGCTGGCGCTGAATGCGGGGTGGGACAACGAGATGTTGCGGCTAGAGCTTGGCGCGATTGGCGAATTAGAGTTTGACCTTGACCTAACTGGATTTAATGCGGGTGAGATTGCGGCGCTTCAATTTGACGATGACGCAGAAGCCGAAATGCCTGATTTAAATGATGGCGATAAAGAACCATTCCAGCAAAAAACATTTACCCTGCACGATGAGCAAGCCGTAGAAGTGGATAACGCCATAACTTTAGCCCGTACAAATCCGCTTGCCGATACGGGATTAAACGAAAACACGAACGGAAATGCCTTGGCGCTTATTTGCCGTGAATGGCTTGCAGGGAAAAATGGCAAGCGCTAAGGACATTATTGTGAAGCCAATTACGGCACAGGCAGCTAATGCCGTGGTGAAGCGCATCCATTACAGCGGTAAGAAAGTAAACAATAGTCAACTTCATTTTGGCGTTTATTTGAATGAACGGCTAGAAGGTGCAATGCAATTTGGCCCATCGCTTGATAAGCGTAAAATTTTAGGGCTTGTCAAAAATACGGGGTGGAATGATTTTTTAGAGCTGAATCGCATGGCATTTAGCGAGGCATTGCCACGCAATAGCGAAAGCCGTGCCATGGCGGTGGCCTTTCGACTGATTAAAAAGCATTACCCTCATATTGAATGGGTAATATCTTTTGCTGATGGAACGCAATGCGGAGATGGTGCGATTTATAGGGCAAGCGGGTTTGTTCTTACAAGTGTCAAAAAAAATACAACTATGCTTCTCATGCCAAACGGTGAAGTGGTAGCGGATAAAACATTAAACGATAGAGTATGCAAAAACGGTCGATCTGGCAGTTCGATAGCAAAAGAAAACGGGGCAAAGCCTTTAATTGGCTTTCAATTACGGTACATCTATTTTTTGAATCCAGCAGTCCGAGAACGCTTGACTGTGCCTGTGCTACCATTCTCAAAAATTAGCGACATGGGCGCATCCATGTACAAAGGCGAAAAAATTATGCGTGCCAAAAAGCAGGATTCCGAGCACCCCTTGGAACTGGGCGGGGCAGTACCGACCGACACGCTCCATTTAAAACCCGTAGCGTGTGCGTAAAGCATCAACGCCATCAACAATAGATTGCTCTATGTTTTTGCCAATGCCGCGCATCCATCGTGGGTTTGTAATGGCAAGGTTGGCATCAAGGATAGCGTTGCGTTGCTTGCCTAAATCTTGGAATTTAGAAGCTATTCGGATGGCTTTGGCAAAATCGCCTGCATCAAATGCGGATTTAACTTGGCTTAATTTGGTTTGCATAAAAGACCTTTGGTTTAGGAATAAGGTGACTCTAATGGAAAAAGCACACAAAAAAAAGTTTATTTTATTAGGACAAACCCTAATGCGGAGATAATAAACAATGGCTAAAACTGAAAAACCCACCTATAAAAAGATTGGCGGTAACGGCGGCGCAAGACCAGGCGCAGGCCGACCAGCCTTTGAACCAACACCAGCCGAGCGCAAACAGGTAGAAGCACTCAGCGGCTACGGCTTACCAATTGACCAGATAGGCGCACTGGTGCGGGATGGAATCAGCGTTGATACCCTTAGAGCGCACTTTGGCAGCGAACTAATATCAGGCAAGTCAAAGGCAAACGCACAGGTAGGAAAAACCCTATTCCAAAAGGTTATGGCAGGCGACACAACTGCGGCTATCTGGTGGAGCAAAACCCAGATGCGCTGGGCAGAAACCCAGAAGCATGAGCTGACTGGCGCAGACGGTGCCCCGCTGGAGTTTGCAAAGATCGAGCGCGTGATCGTTAAGAATGGGTAAAACCCTGCAAATCCAAACCCCTGAATGGGCGCTTCCTTTGCTGGAAGGAAGTCGCTACAAGGGAGCTTGGGGTGGGCGAGGTTCTGGCAAGTCCCATATGTTTGCTGAGCTGATGATTGAAGGTCACATCATGGACCAGAAGCGCAGGAGCGTTTGCGTCCGTGAGATTCAGAAGTCCCTCAATCAGTCTGTCAAGCGGCTGCTGGAAACCAAGATTGAGGCTATGAACGCTGGCGCGTACTTTGAGATACAGGATGCCGTCATTAAGTCCAAGAAGGGCGATGGTGCGATTATTTTCCAAGGTATGCAGAACCATACCGCTGACAGCATTAAGTCGCTGGAAGGCTACGACTGCGCTTGGGTGGAGGAAGCCCAAAGCCTAAGTCAGACCAGCCTTGACCTGCTGCGACCGACCATCCGCAAGCCTAATTCTGAGCTGTGGTTCACGTGGAACCCTCGGCAGAACAGCGACCCCGTAGACTTCCTGCTGCGTGGGCCAGAGCCGCCAAACGATGCCAAAGTGATTAAAGTTAACTTCACCGATAACCCTTGGTTTCCACAAGTCCTGAAGGACGAGATGGAGTACGACAAGCGGCGCGACCCTGACAAATACCAGCACGTTTGGATGGGTCAATACCTGCGGAACAGCAACAGCAGGGTATTCCGTAACTGGAAGATTGACGAATTCGATGCACCGCCAGAAGTTATCCACAGGCTCGGTGCCGACTGGGGCTTTGCAGTAGACCCGACAGTCCTAGTGCGCTGTCACATTATCGGGCGCACGCTTTACATTGACTATGAAGCGTATATGGTGGGCTGCGAGATTGTCAATACACCTGAGCTGTTTATGCAAGTGCCGGAGGCCGAGAAGTGGCCCATCGTGGCCGACTCAGCCAGGCCAGAGACCATTAGCCATATGCGCAAGAACGGGTTTCCAAAGATCATGACTGCGGTCAAAGGGCCAAAGTCGGTCGAGGAAGGCATCGAGTTCCTGAAAAACTACGACATCGTGGTTCACCCGCGCTGCACCCACACTATCGATGAGCTGAGCCTTTACAGTTACAAATCAGACCCACTAACAGGGCGAATCCTGCCCCAGCTTGAGGATAAAAAGAACCATGTAATCGATGCTTTGCGGTATGCCTGCGAGGGCATCAGGCGGTCAGCGGTCACAAAACCAGTTACATTCACGCCATTGCCCAATGTCAAACGCTGGTAGATAATCGCCCCAAAAGGACAAACATGGCACGAATACCCAACGACCAACGCCTTGCAAATTTGCACGCTGATGCGCTGCGGCAGTTCAATGACATTCAAACTGCGCTACGGGACGAGCGCCTACAGTGTCTGCAAGACAGGCGTTTCTATTCCCTTTGTGGTGCTCAGTGGGAAGGCCCACTTTACGACCAGTACGAAAACAAGCCCAAGTTTGAAGTCAACAAGATCATGTTGGCAGTCATTCGCATCGTCAATGAGTACAGGAATAATCGGATTACGGTTGATTATGTAAGCAAGGACGGTACGGAGAACGACAAGCTGGCCGAGGTTTGCGATGGCCTCTACCGAGCTGACGAGCAGGCATCGGTTGCTGATGAAGCCTATGACAATGCTTTTGAAGAAGCAGTAGGCGGTGGCATTGGCGCATGGCGTCTGCGGACTGTTTATGAAGATGAGGAAGACCCTGAGAACGAACGTCAACGCATTCGGTTTGAGCCAATCTTTGATGCCGACAGTTCGGTGTTCTTTGACCTGAACGCCAAGCGGCAAGATAAATCAGATGCTAAGTACGCTTTTGTGGTCACTAGCATGACCCGCGAAAGCTACAAAGAAATCTATAACGATGACCCGACAGACTGGCCCAAGATCATCCACCAGTACGAGTTTGATTGGGCAACGCCTGACGTTGTGTTTGTGGCTGAGTATTACAAAATTGAGGAAAAGACTGAGACCATCCGCATTTTTCAGACTATTGCTGGCGAGGAAGAACGCTACACCCAGGCCGACTTTGCCATCGACGATATGCTGGAAGAAACCCTGATAGCTGTTGGCAGTCGTGAAGTGCGGCAGAAGCGGGTCAAGCGGATGCGTGTTCGCAAATACATCATGTCTGGCGGCAAGGTGCTAGAGGACGCTGGATATATCGCTGGCAAGAATATCCCTATTGTGGTGGTCTACGGCAAGCGTTGGTTTGTGGACAACATCGAGCGCTGCATGGGTGCTGTGCGCCTGGCTAAAGATGCCCAGCGCCTAAAGAATATGCAACTCTCCAAGTTGGGCGAAATCAGCGCACTGTCTAGCATCGAAAAGCCCATCATGACACCCGAGCAAGTTGCTGGGCATCAAGTGATGTGGGCAGAGGACAATCTACGGGATTACCCTTATTTACTGATTAACCCTGTAACTGGGCCAGATGGCAACACGCAAGTGACTGGGCCAATGGCTTACACCAGGTCAGCAGCAATTCCCCCGGCAATGGCCGCGCTGCTACAAATTACCGAGCAGGATATGCAGGATATTCTTGGCAACCCGCAAGGTGCTGACAAGATGGTGTCGGGCGTGTCAGGCAAAGCGGTGGAGATGATTCAGACCCGTGTAGATATGCAGACCTTTATTTACATGAGCAACTTTGCTAAGGGCATGAAGCGCTGCGGAGAAATCTGGCTCGGCATGGCAAAGGAAATCTACACCGAAGATAAGCGCAAGATGAAGACTATTGCGCCTACTGGTGAGGCTGGCATGGTTGAGCTGATGCAGCCAATGATTGACCAAACGACTGGTGAAATGAAGATGGCAAACGACTTGAGCGATGCCACCTTTGACGTTGTGGCAGAAGTCGGGCCATCGTCTAGTAGCAAGCGTGCAGCTACTGTCAGGGCGTTGACTGGAATGCTTCAGATTACTCAAGACCCAGAAACCGCCCAAGTGCTCACCGCAATGGCAATGATGAATATGGAGGGCGAGGGCGTAGGCGATGCCAATGCTTACTTCCGTAAGAAGCTCCTGCGTATGGGTGTGGTTAAGCCTACAGATGACGAAGCACAGCAACTGATGGCAGAAATGCAAGGTCAACCGCAAGACCCGAACGCTATGTATCTGCAAGCTGCAGCCGAGGAAGCAACTGCTAAGGCAGCCAAGGCCCGAGCTGATACCGTGGAAACCGTAG